TATGCTACAGGTCAAAAGGCATTATTAATGTTAGAAACTTTTGAAGGCACAAAAACAATACAACAACAATCTAGTTATGCAAACAATTTGGATATGAACGAGGCTGCTGGATATGATACTACTTCTACAGCTGATGATATACTAGACTTTACAGAAAGAAATCCTTTTGGAGAGGTTGACGAATAATGTTTGGTTCACATTTTTACAACGAGGGTATTAGAAGATTAACAATTGGTTTTGGTCAGTTGTTTAATAATATTATTGTACAAAATAAATCTTCAACAGGTGCAGTTACCAAAAGATATAGAGTGCCATTAGCATATGCACCAAAAGAAAAGTTTTTAGTTAGATTAGATGAACAAGCTAATTTAAACAATAGAGAATTTGCGATTACCTTACCTCGTATGGGTTTTGAAATGACAGGACTAACATACGACCCTAGCAGAAAATTAAATAAAATGCAAAAGTTTAAACAGGTTAAGGCGGGTGAAGATGGTAAAGTTATGGATTACAATTATACTCCTGTTCCGTACAACGTTAATTATACCCTTAATATATTTACGGCAACAGCTGAAAACGGTTTAATAATTGTAGAACAAATTTTACCATTCTTCCAACCAGATTATACGGTGACCGTAAATATGGTTCCAGATTTAAATATAAAAAGAGACGTGCCAATTGTATTGAATAATGTAAATTATGAGGATAGTTATGACGGTACTTTTACTAATAGAAGAGCAGTTATATACACATTATCATTTACAGCAAAAACTTACTTGTTCGGTCCAATGGCAAATAGTAAAGTTATCAAAGAAGTACAAGATGACTTATATACAGATATTAATAAACCACCAGCAACAAGAGAGGAAAGGATTATTATTACTCCAAATCCGGCAAATGCTGACGCAGATGATGATTTTGGATTCACAACTCAAATATTGAGTTTTAGTGATGGTAAGAATTATAATCCTTCTAGTGATACAGATGAGTAAACTTGAGGATAGTGTAAACGAAATTTTAGGTATTGAAAAGAAAAACGAGGTCGCAGTAAAAGACTTTGAACAACCAGCACCAGTACCTAGAAAAATAGATGAAACAAAATCAGATGTTGATAATGATTATGAACATAGTAGAGATAACTATTATAATCTTATTGACAAAGGTAATCAAGCAATTGAAGGCATATTAGATATTGCAAAAGAAGGCCAACACCCTAGAGCCTATGAAGTTGCAGGTCAATTAATTGGCCAAGTCGCACAAACGGTAGACAAACTACAAGACTTGCAAAAGAAACTCAAAGATTTAAAAGAAGTACCAGGTAAAACTAATACTCAAATTAAGAACGCTTTATTTGTAGGTTCAACAAATGAATTACAAAAAATGTTAAATCGGAAAAAAGAAGATGAAATTATTGAAGGCAAAACTAACGAACCCGAAAAAGATAATTCTGGAGATTAGTAATCTAGTTTATATCAAATCAATGACACCTTTACCAGAGTTGTTAAACGGTGAAGAGTTGCAAAATCCTATTGAAGTTATGAAACATAAAGTATCTGATAAACCTAGATACGGTGTAGGTGGTGTGCCTTATAATGAAAAAGAGTATAGTGTATGGAAAGGTAGTCAAAGAGTACAGGCTGCCAAACAATTAGGTTATACACACATAGAGGGAATAGTAATAAATGTCTGACGCATATCTAGGTAATCCAAATTTAAAAAAAGTAAATACACCTGTTGAATTTACAAAAGAGCAAATTGAAGAATATCAAAAGTGTGCTCAAGACCCTATTTACTTTATGAAAAATTATATTCAGATTGTATCTCTTGATGAGGGTTTAATACCTTTTAAAATGTATAGTTTTCAAGAAAAAATTGTTAATACTATGCATAATAATAGATTTACAATTTGCAAATTACCTAGACAATCAGGTAAATCAACAACGGTAATTTCTTATTTGTTGCATTATGCTTTGTTTAATCCTAATTCAAACATTGCTTTACTTGCCAATAAATCTTCAACTGCTAGAGATATTTTAAGTAGATTACAACTTGCATATGAAAACTTACCAAAGTGGATGCAACAAGGAGTAATTAATTGGAACAAAGGTAATATTGAATTAGAAAACAAATCAACTATCGTGGCGGCTGCAACTTCTTCAAGTGCAATCCGAGGTGGTTCTTATAATATTATTTTCCTTGATGAGTATGCTTTCGTACCTGCTAATATTGCCGAAATGTTTTTTAGCTCTGTATATCCTACAATCTCCTCTGGTCAAAAAACAAAGATGATTATTGTATCTACACCTTACGGTATGAATCAGTTTTACAAATTATGGACAGACGCAGAAAATGGTAGAAATGATTATGTACCTATTGAAGTGCATTGGTCGGAAGTACCAGGTCGTGATGAAGATTGGAAAGAAAGAACAATTAGAAACACCTCACCTGAGCAGTTTCAACAAGAGTTTGAGTGTGAGTTTTTAGGTTCTGTAAATACATTAATTAGTCCTGCTAAAATTAAAACAATGACGTTTCAAAACCCTATACAATCTAGTGGTGGTTTAGATGTTTACGAACAACCTGTAAAAGGTAATACATATGTTTGTACGGTTGACGTAGCAA